TTACTGCCCCCCTACCACCGGAACTACCGAAATTTTGCGATTGTACCTGGCTGTCTGTGATGCATTTTTATGGCCAGCAATTTCCTGTTTCTCATTCAATGAACCACTAAGATCCGAGATCCCTTTGGCCTTGAGATCGTGAAAGGTGAAATTAAAATCCATCTCCGGAAATTTCTCGCATGCCCTTTTTTTGGCTTTCATCCAGTGAGCATTGAAAGCATCTCTTGTAAACCGAGAACCTGATTGCTGGTGGATAACAAAAATGCTGCTGATACCTGGTCGCAGAGGCAACGACTCAGACATGGAAATGACCGAATGAAGACGTTCAGTCCACGCTTTGATCTGGGGGACTGATGTCTTGCTCTGTACGATGAGTATTCCCTCTTCAAGAAGCTGCGCCTTCTTCAAATCCAAAACATCACCCTGCCTGGCGCAGCACAGGTACGCTAACTCCATTCCTATCTTCACCACATCAGTAGCCACACCAAGCAGGGCGTTGTACTCTGTATCCGTGACGTACCGTGTACGTGACTTCTCCTTGAACTGCTTAACACCCTGGCAAGGATTCATCTTCACCTTTCCGCGTTCGTAGGCCCATCTGAATACCCTTGAGATAAACGCCTTTTCACGGTTAGCCTGGACTCGGCTCTTTACTCCACGTTTATCCATGTACTTTCTGATATGTTCTGGCTTTATGTTGTCGGGTTTCATTTTCCCAAAAACAATATTTACCTTAGCCCCGTACTTCCGATAATCCTTACGTGTTTCCGTAGCCAGTTCATGAAAATCACCGGAATTGAAAAACTCCTCTGTAAGTGCCAGAAAATTAGTGCCAACTTTAAGGTCGTTGATAAAACTTTCGTAAGCGGCCCACACCTGAGACTTTGTCAGATCGGCGTTACACAACCTAATAGTTCGCCCATCAGTTGAACGAAACTCATATGCTGACTTACCCCGCCGAACACGGGGCGGCATCCAGCTATCTTCGGGATTTTTACGAGCTCTAGGCATTACATGTCCTTAAAGTTTGGTTCTTCTTCCTCAGGATTACTCACTACCAGTTTTAATCCGACAGGGTTCGACACGTGATCCCATGTGGTACCAGGTCTCCCATCTCTTCGTGGGATGAAAAATACGCCGCTATCCTTCAGTGCTTTGCACTGCAGGGAAGGGCGGCGATAACCTGTTAACTGATAGAGGTCATCAGGAGTTAGAAAACGTTGGCTATGTACGCTCATTGTCAGTTCTCCACTTAAACCGGCTGCACCCGATTATTTATCCTGTATTGGTTGATCAGCTTTCCGGCGCCCCAGAAGCTCCTCCAGCCCTTTTATTGCATCTGTGATGACGTATGCCATATCACCACCGTTCTGGTACTGGAGGGAGCGTTGCAGCGCTTCGATAACTCGCTCAATACGCTGTATCAGTAGTGGACTGTTTTCTGGGTGATTAGCTGGGGTTGTTAAGTTGAAATACATGCTCACCTCAAAGTTCAAATGCCAGTTGCGGCATAAAGCGATCACGCGCTGCATCGTAGTTCAGTGATCTGGCGCTGTTCATTGATTCAATGCGTTCAACGAGCACCTGAGCACGAGTTTCTTTACTTGCTGGCGCGTATGCTGATTTAACCCACGACTTATCGATACCGATGTTGCGAGCCACGTTTGTGCTGTCAGCTGACGACAGTGGGATATGGCGGAAAATATCGGCGTTCAGCATGCGTAATCCGTGAAGCTTGGTAATCGGATAGCCGTTTTCGTCGACTACGTGACGTATCAGGTCCCGCAACTTAGCCCGGCATAGCCGTGGTCGCTTGGCGTCGTATTCCCCCATAGAGCCAATGCAAACACGAGGAAACTCGTGGCACAGCCGGATGAAACGCTCATCAGGTTCGTTAAAGTGATAGACCGGAGCTCCGATTACCTTTCCATGCGGCCATTCAGTAATAAGTGCATCGTTCTCTTCGCTGGTCCCGCCAATAACATCTGGAATAACAGCGAAAGCAAAGCGAGGGTGATTGCTCCAGCGCTCAACGAAACGGTAGTACTCGTTCCAGTCGACAACTCGGTTCTTTGTCCAGAAGCTGAACGCTCCGTTATCCAGCGCGAATGACTGTGTCACTTCAGATGCAAGGTTAATCTGCCCAGGGTTAGCGAACGAGATAAACGCATGGCGACCTTTCCAGGCTCTCATTGCGCAGGTATCAGGTGTAATAGGGCCGCCGTGAAAATGAATCATCATGTTCCTCATTCGACAACCTGGACGTGAGCAGCTTTAACTGGAGTCAACTCTCGCAACTCTCTTTGTGCAGATAGCACGTGAAGATTGCATGGAGACTTGGTGTAATGCTCAGTGACCCGATCGCATTCTCTGGCCCAGTTGATAACGTCATCGCGTAGGGCGGCATTTTCGGTGGCGAGTGCTTTACGCTGTTCCATCGATTCACAAAGTGCCACGCTGGTAACATCAAAACGGCTTGCAAGCTCGTTCATTAGCCACTGGGAAGCAGCTGGCAGAAGAGGGGATGCTTTACGGACTGCATCAATCAACTGCTCTCTGGTTAAGCGTGGTTGTATTACGGCGACGACTGTCTGGTTGGTCATAGTTAGTTTCTCCGTGTTATATGCGCCCTGCACGGCGCTGAATTTTGGTTGCACGAATCCCTCGCCAAAAGGCGAATAAAAGTTTGGGTTTCGTTTCAGTAAATGCCCCATCAAGAGGCACTTAGTGAAACGGGCGACTGCAATCGCCGGTTAGTTTCTCCACTCAATTGAAAGCGCGTTCCGCTGGTTTTGGATTTAACGAACTGGCACTTAATGACAAGGGACAGAACGCGCTTTCAGTTGAGTAAAAAGGGCGGTACCAGGGACTTCAAAGGTTTGTACTGGTACCGCCAAGACTCCACACAGCTTTCTTACTTCCTGGTACCACGATGGCTACATGATTCTGGTGCAGCATGCAGGGTTCGAACCTGCGACCCACGGCTTAGAAGGCCGTTGCTCTATCCAACTGAGCTAATGCCACAACTGGAAGCGCACTCCACCTGTTTCACACCTGTCACCCATAACTGGTAAGTAAAGGAGTGCGCTTTCATGTTGTGTTCCAGCTTTTAACCACTTCAGGAGAGGTGGATCCTGCTATTCCCCAACAACAAGGATTCGGTTAATCTGATTAAGGTCGGCTGAAATAGTCGCTTTGGTTAGAACACACAAGCAAGGAACTAAAAAATGCCTCTGGTTTGTACAGATATTGAGAAACTCAAGAGAGAGATTGTTGAAAAGTACCGTGTAACGCAGAGTGAAAAACTGAATGGCACTGCATTTCTCTTTGCAGATCCCGCCTATAACGGTTTTATTGTGAATGTATTTCATACTGGCACAGTACAATTTCAGGGAGGGTTCAGCCCCGAACTGAAGCAACAAATGGAAAACTTGGTTGGTTTCATTAATAGTTAACTAGTACCAAAGTTTTCCTTTTCTGGGTCTTATTGCTGAGATCCAAAAGTAGCTGAGTAATGTTCTAAGGGCGAATAGGGCATCCTATCTTGGGGTGAATTTATGGGGCAGGATGAACATTAGTGGCTAGCAAATTTTTAAAGAGCGAAGCGTCCTATGGGCGCTTTTTTGTTGTCTGCGAATCATCCGGTCATTCATGCGCCACCGGCGGCTACTTCGTGGGCGTCCTGCCTGTTCGCTGTTGATGAATAAAATCTAACTTAACTTAGCTTTTAGATCAAGAAAAAACACCAAACTATTCTTAGCTTGATGTTAAGAGGAAGGTTAGAGGTGGGTTAAATCTCGTACTGAACGCCTTTGACAACGCCAATGATCAGGCAATTACCGTTAATTGAAATGTTTGGATAGCGTGGATTTAAGGGAACTAAGAACTTTTGAGGCCCATCGATGACAAGTTTTTTTATAGTAGCCTCGTTTGTGCCATCAAGCCTGGCTACGACTATCTTTCCATGAAGTGGCTCTGCATCTGGATCTACTATGACTGTGGCCCCTTCAGGGATTGTTGGGAGGCCATTAGGGTTTGTCATCGAATCACCTTTAACCTCCAATGCAAAGGAGCTATCCCCTATCCGGAGTGATGTCTCTATCCACTTATCTACTTCGCTGAAAACTTCTGCTGCTTTACATTCTGTAAACTGTCCAGCCTGAACCCAGGATATCACCGGAATCCTTCGCATCTTGGTTATAAGATTGCCTTCAAATTCAGTGCCATAAAGTATGTAATCAATTGAGGTGTTGAAATACTTTGCAAGTTTCGCAAGTGACTCGCCGCCTGGCACATTAACGTCTTTTTCCCAATACCCAACCGCCACATCACTAACACCGCAGAACTTACCCAGTTCTTTCTGCGAGGTTTTGGTTATGCGCCTGAGAGCTTTGATGCGCTGACCGACAGTTTCCATTTGAACACCATAAATAAATTAAAAGGCTAAGCAATCTTAGTTTTTATTGACCAAAGTTAGATTGGTTATTAATATCTAATCAAACTTAGCTTGGGAGGCGTTATGACAACCGATGATATTGAAAACTACTTCGGCAGTACTGAGAAGGTTGCCGAATTTTTTGGAATCACAAGCGAGGCTGTTTACCAGTGGCGTAATAGAACTGGTCGTCTTATCCCAAAAGGGCGTGCAGCTGAAGCAGCCTATCGGACCGGGGGGAAATTGGTTTTTCATCCCGACCTTTACGAAAAGCGTAGCGATGCTTCAGTAAAACTCAAACCACAGGAATAAGGGGTAAGCCGTGGGTAACGAGCCTATTTGGAAAGTCGAACGTCAGCCAGCATGGCTGGTGGCCGCGATTAAAAAGACGATTACCGATCTGCCGGGTGGGTATGCCGAGGCCGCGGAATGGTTAGGCGTGACAGAGAACGCATTGTTTAACCGCCTTCGTGTGGATGGGGATCAGATCTTCCCTATGGGGTGGGCGATGGTGCTACAGAAAGCTGCTGGTGTTAGCTACATAGCTGATGCGTTTTCCCGTCAAACCGATAACGGGATCCACATTCCAGGCGCAGCGCCAGAGATAGAGAACGAGGAGATTGGCTTAAAGCTGGCTGAGCTGGTGGGCAGACTCGGCGATTTAGTCAATGCATACCGTCGATACATCGATGATGGCGTGGTTGATAAAGGGGAATGGGACAGCCTGAACGAAATAGCCTATCAGTTCCGGGTGACCCTTATGACGTTCCTGAACCTGATTTCACGTGTTTATTGCCTTCCAGAAAAGAATGAAGCCCGCGAGTGTGCAGCTCCGGGCTCCGTGGCGTGTCGTATCAGTGGAGAAACTAACGCATGAACAGTTTAACGGTAAATAACCGTCTACCGCAACTCCGTGGAATTCCAGTGCATGGAACCTCGTTGTTTCGGTATGAGCGCATGGTATCAGGTCGGTGGATTCCTTGTAACCACAGTAGAGCTATCGCAATTGTGGGTGTGTTCCAGCGGAGGGCGAAACGCATATGCGAGCACTCAACAGACGGTTTAAAGACAGCTACGGAATCCCTGTCAGGGTTATCCGGTGGGAACCAGAAACTCAACGGGTTATATACCTGCGCGACGGATACGAGCATGAGTGCTTCAGTCCTCTCGAACAGTTTCAGCGTAAATTCAGGGAAATAGAGGGTCCGAATGAGCCTGTTAATGACATCCCGACCAATAGTGATAAATCCTGACCTTGCATACAGCATTGGCCTGAATGAGGCGATTGCTCTGCAGCAGATTAACTACTGGCTGAAAGAAACAACGTCTGGCATGGAGCGTGACGGTGTTCGCTGGATTTACAACACGACTGAACAGTGGCTGGAGCAGTTCCCGTTCTGGTCAGAGTCGACTCTGAAGCGCACCTTCACCCGCCTGAAGACCCTCGGCGTGCTCAAAATAGAGCAACTGAACAAGTCTCAACGCGACATGACTAACTTCTACACGATCAACTATGAAAGCGAGCTTATAGATGAAGTCAAAGTGACCGAATCGAAGAGGTCAAAATGCGCTGTTCCATCAGGTCAAAATGACACGATGGATGAGTCCAAAGTGACACGCTCCAACAGGTCAAAACGAACCGCTGTCATCAGGTCAAAATGCACTGATGATCTTACAGAGAATACAACAGAGAGTACTACAGAGAATAAAACCCCTTCTTGTCCGGAAGCTTCGCAACCAGACGCTTTGGTTAATCCAAATGATTTTCTGTCTCGTCATCCAACAGCGGTGGTTTTCAGTGCGGCAAAACGTCAATGGGGAACTCAGGAAGATTTAACCTGCGCAGAATGGATCTGGGGAAAGATTATCCGACTTTACGAGCAAGCCGCTGAGTCTGACGGTGAACTGGTTCGCCCTAAAGAGCCTAACTGGGTTTCCTGGGCTAACGAGGTTCGTCTGATGTGCACTCAGGATAATCGAAATCACCGCCAGATATGCGAGCTGTACGGGCGTGTAAATCGTGATCCCTTCTGGTGCAAAAACATTCTCAGTCCTTCGAAGCTGCGTGAAAAATGGGATGAGTTGTCTCTGAAGTTATCAGCGTCAGCGAGCAAACATGAGGTTCGAGAGGACCCAATGTTTAAATCTAAATACGAGTGCGATACACGCATTCCTGAAGGATTCAGGGGGTAACAATGAGCATTCTGAAAACGGTCCAGATGTTTATTGCCATGAACCCCGGCTCCACGACCAGGGACATCATCGAAGCTCTGACCCAGTTCAGCCTGGACAGGCTCCAACTCGCCGTTTGCCGCCTGTATGGTTCTGGGCTGGCAACGCGTAAACGCGACGGGCGACAATTCCGTTACTACGCGGAACCGCCAGCAGATTGCCACTTCGAGGTGTTTGAACCAACTCCTGAAGTCAGCGCTTTGATGGAAACTGCGAAAGGTCTGGAGTCGAAAGGTCTCTTCCACCGTGCCGCGACGATTTACATGGAGGCGTTCATCGCATCAGCCATTGAATCAGAGCGAGCAGCAATACTGTCAGAACGTCAGCGCTGTCTTGGCCTGGCTAAACCAGCAGTTATTACCGAAGACGGATGCTATCTGGCGGGTCGATTTTCGGGAGGTCGTTAATGGGCTATTCACTGATTTACGCCGATCCGCCGTGGGAATACGGGAACACTATCAGCAATGGCGCAGCGGAAAACCATTACGGCACGATGAAACTCATCGACATAAAACGCCTGCCTGTTTGGGAGCTGGCTGCGGAAGATTCTGTTCTGGCCATGTGGTTCACCGGTACACATACCCGTGAAGCGATCGAACTTGCTGAGGCATGGGGTTTTAAGGTTCGGACCATGAAGGGATTCACATGGGTGAAGTTCAACTCACTGGCTGAGCAGCACATCAACAAAGCGCTTGAGGCTGGTGGAGTAGAGGACTTTTACGACTTCCTCGACCTGTTGAACGCTCAGACCCGAATGAACGGTGGTAACCATACTCGCGCCAATACCGAGGATTTGCTAATTGCCACCAGAGGGAAAGGTCTTGAGCGTCAGAACGCGAGCGTAAAACAGGTTATCTACAGCCCACTCGGTGAACACAGCCAGAAGCCAGCAGAAGCGCGTTACCGTCTGGAGCAATTATACGGCGATGTGTCACGTATTGAGTTGTTCAGCCGCTGCGCTGTTCCCGGCTGGCATCACTGGGGAAATCAGGCAGAAAACCCTGATGTAATCATGTTTCCTGGTTACGTTGGTAAACCTGCTCCGTTGCTGGAGGTGGCTTATGCAGGACGTTGAAGCACGTAACGCGCTTCGTAACATCGGCAGAAGATGCAACGAGGAAATAACTGCTAAACGCAAGGCGAACCCTGGTATGAATTGTGACGAAATAGCCAGGCCTATTTTTAACGGTGCTATGGGGATGGTTAAGCAGCTTGGCTTTACACCATCTCATTTGTATCTCGAGGTCGGGATTCTGAACAAGCGGATTAAGGAGCGCTGAAGTGAACAAACTTACCGTAAGACAAAGTGAAGTACTTGGTTCGATCGTGAACTATCAGCGCCGGTTTGGATTTCCTCCAACGATATGTGAACTGGCAGGGCTAATTGGTTGCTCATCACCAAACGCGGCAGCGGAGCATGTGAAGGCCATAGCGAAGAAGGGATATATCTCAGTTGCGCCTGGAGTTTCCAGAGGGATTACCGTTATTTCAGCAAACGATGAGGTAGACGCGATATCGATCATCAAGTCACTCATTAACGGTGATAGTGATTCAAGAGAACGCGCCTTGTCATGGCTGGAAGCGAGAGGTGTTCAGCAATGAAATTAACGTTGCCATTCCCGCCAACAGTTAACACCTATTACCGGTCCCCTGACCGTGGAGCGTTAAAGGGTAAGCATCTGATAAGTGAGATGGGGAGGAAGTTCAAGAAGAATGTTTATGCCTCTGTTGTGCAGCAGTACGGCGGCATACCTAAGCCAGTTAACGTCAACGTTGAGGTAAACATAGTTCTTTTCCCGCCAGATAACAGACGGCGGGATCTGGACAACTACAACAAAGCGCTGTTCGACGCACTGACGAATGCCAGAGTCTGGGAAGACGACAGTCAGGTTAAACGGATGGCTATCGAGTGGGGGACGGTAGTAAAGCCTGGAAGGGTAGAGATAACGATCAGTCGATTTGAAACCGTGGCGGGTGCAGCCGCCTGATAAGTGGAGACAGAGCATGCAACAGATGAGCATAACAGTAACGTGTCCGACCCATCATGCAGCAACGATAGGGCAGCAGATCACCATGTCCAGCCGTGAAATTGCGAAACTGGTTGATTCCCGGCACAGCAATGTCTGCGTAACGATAGAGCGCCTCATGAATTCCGGTGTGATTGGAGGGTATGCTGCATTGCAGTACACCCATCCCCAGAACGGGCAGACCTACCATCACTATGAAGTGAACAAACGAGACAGCTATGTGATCGTTGCCCAGTTATCGCCGGAGTTTACCGCCCGACTTGTTGACCGCTGGCAGGAACTGGAGAGCAACTGTGGAATGATTGTCCCCCGGTCACTTCCCGAGGCCCTGCGCCTTGCTGCTGATCTGGCAGAACAGAAACAGCGCCTGAGTGAAGAACTGGCAGTAGCCGCGCCGAAAGCTGAGTTCGTCGATCGTTATGTGACGGCGACTGGTTCAATGACATTCCGACAGGTTGCCAAGCTGCTTAATGCCAAAGAGCCAGAGTTTGCGATGTTCCTGATTGAGAACGGCATCATGTACCGGCTTAACCGTGTTCTCACGCCAAAGAGCAAACATATCGAAGCAGGGCGATTCGAGGTGAAGACGGGTACGACAAACCAGACAAATTACGCGTTTAATCAGTCCCGCTTCACCGCCAAGGGTGTTCGCTGGATTGGCGGCCTGTGGGCAGAGCATATTGCTAAGGGGCAAGTAGCGTGAGGGCATTACTGACACCTGAAGTGGCACCGATGAACGGGGTAGTGATATTTCGCCCAGGCAGTGAACTGATGCATCTGTTCAGACATGGGCGTGTTCTTATCGAGCCGCAGGCAGAGTCAATGGCTGAGTTACCTTCTGGCATGCTGCCGGAGACTGCTCAGGAGTTTCAGAACGATCCGTTGATGCGTGATGTCTTCGAAAATCAGAAGGTCATACATCGTGCTGGTGGGCTCAATTCACTTGATGCCTGGCTCGAAAGAAAACTGGAATGTCAGTACCCACACAGCGAGTGGCATGATCGCAACTACACCATCACCCGGCATGCGCCTGGCTCAATCCGCACGTGCTGGGGCTGTGACTTAAAAATTCGTGATCAGTTCACTGAAGGTCTGGCGGGCATAGCACGTGAAAACCTGGTATCCTGGCTACTGAAGGTTGTAAACGGCCAATTAGGTTTCAGTGAGGACCACATTCTGACGCTGCCGGAGTTTTGCTGGTGGATGGTCAGGAACGACCTGGCTGACGAGATACCTGAAGCCGTAGCCCATAAAGCCCTTCGTCTGAAGGAAGAGACTAACCAGTCGGTAACACGTGAAAGCGATATTGTTCCGACATTACCCGCTCAACAACTGGTACAGGAGAAAGCGAAAAAGATAGTGGCGATGAAGGTAGACCCGGAAACGCCGGAATCCTTCATGTTTAAACCCAAGCGTCGTCGCTGGGTGAATGAGAAATACACGAGATGGGTTAAGGCCCAGCCGTGCGTCTGCTGTAACAAGCAAGCTGACGACCCCCACCACCTGATTGGCCACGGGCAGGGTGGAATGGGTACAAAGGCACACGACCTGTTTGTGATTCCTCTGTGCAGAGAGCATCACGACGAGTTGCATGCTGATCCTGTGGCATTTGAAGCGAAATACGGTGACCAGCTGGTCCTGGTGTTTCGGGTTATAGATCGTGCGCTGGCAATCGGCGTACTGGCGTAAGTGGAGAACGCTAAATGATTAATCCTTCTGAAGTTGGTAAATCTGGTGAAATGGTTCGTCTTCGTACTCTGGAAAGCATCTGGATACAGGGTAAGTTGCGCATGTGGGGCCGCTGGTCTTATATCGGCGGCGGTAGTGGTGGGAACATGTTTAACCAGCTTCTGGCATCCAGGAAAATCACCAAAACGGCAATCAACGAAGCGCTACGCCGGATGAAGAAAGCGGGTATCTGCAAACCTGAACTGGAAGCGTTCTTCAAAGAGATTCAGGAAGGGAATAATAAAAGCGGCCTAGCGTTCTGTACCGATGAAGAAGCGCTGGCCATCAACGCTGTACTCAGCGAGATCCTTGTGCAGTCAGGGCATAAGAAGTTATACGCTCTTATTGAAGATCGATATATCAAGCGCCTTAGCAAAAAGGCGATGGCCAGAGACCTAAATGAAAAGCATCCTGAATGGTGTTTGCGAACCTGTGAAAGCCGGATTGATGTTTGGCTAAATGTAGCAGAATCGATGCTATACAAGCCAATGTGTGACGCATTCGGCACAAATAGCGACAGATTCCACTTGAATAGTTGCGCGGAAAGTGCTTAAATTGTGTTAAGCTCGGGACGTTAAAGCGAACTGAGCAACAGAACAAAAAAAGACCCGCCTCCATGCGGGTTTTTTTACATTCGTGATACCAGTGTCTTTATCCATGACATTGCTGTCTCTATTGCCCAGTTTGTTTGTTCATCAGTCATAGAAGGCATTGGTTTGCTACCAGGACCATGGCTTATTTTATTTCTGATATGAATAAAAAAGCCTTTTAATAACTCGGCTTCCCATGGTTCAATAAATCTACCGTTAGCTTTACTATTAAGATTATCAATAAAATTGGATGCGCCTTTTTCCGAGCCTGTTGTCCAACCTTTCTTTTCGGATATGATTTTAATTGTGCTTTCAAGTGCTTTAGATGCGAAAATAACTGGATCCTTGGCGTTGGAGTCTCGTCTATCCAATGCCTCTTTCATATCAATATCAACATTTCGCCATATTGGGTCTGCTAATATGTCCCAAAATGGTTTCGCAATTGTAGATTCTGTCAATTCATCCTTTGATATTTGGATAAAGCCATTATGAAGTGTTAGAGGAACTCCAGATCTGCGGAACCTTTCATTCATTTCATAAACACTATCAGAATAATTTTTATTAATATGTTGGTTAAAATCAAATGGTTCATTTTTATTAGAGGTAGGAACAGTTAAACCCTTAGATAAACCAAGTAGTGCATTAACATTTGGAGATAGATTAGAACTAATGCTAATGAGTTGTTCGTACCTTGTTCGCATAGCTAGTTCTATGATATTTATTCTTTCTTTTATAAAAGAGTCAGGAGATTGTTTTCCATCAAATGGTGCAGTAACGAATTTTTCGCAAACGTACTCCCAAGAATGAAACCCACTGACAGGTATACCTTTTGTAGTGTAAGAATAATACCTATTAAACAGTTCACTAACTCCAAGCTCTCTACTTACTTTGTTATGTATTTCTTTCCAAGCATTGTCGGTGGCTTCGTTTTTCACACCTTTGGGTGTAAACAATGGCAACACATCCTTGGTGATACCAATCAGTTGGTTGAGAAGTCGCTGTTCAATTACTGAGTATTCATTCCAGATTGGCACTTTTAAATACCTGTACGAAAAAACGTCTGTAAGCACTGATGGTTCCTCCATGTAGATGAGAATCATAATTTAGCATTTTGTTTTTTTATATGACACTTCTGTCACTCCTATTCCCCTCATTTTGAGAGGACTCACAGCTTTAAGAGGGGGCTTAATGTCCGATCCTGTTTCTGGCACTACGGTCGCGGCTGGTGGCCTGATGGGAGCCAGCGTATTTGGTCTTGCAACCGGTATTGATTATGGCGTGGTATTTGGCGCATTCGCTGGTGCAGTATTTTATGTAGCGACAGCGGCAAATATCACACGAGTACGATTGATTGCTTACTTCATGACGTCATTCATTGTTGGCGTACTTGCTGCTGGCCTGGTTGGTTCAAAGTTGTCACAGGCTACCGGGTACAGTGACAGACCATTAGACGCACTTGGTGCTGTTGTAGTGGCGGCGATGACAATCAAAGTGCTCACATTTTTCAACAGTCAGGATTTGGGAAGCCTGTTCAGTATTCTTTCGCGATTCCGTGGAGGAGGGGCAAGCAATGGTAACAAGTGATCCGTCAGCGATGGTGAATGCAGGTATTTGTGCAGTCATCGTCCTTGTCCTGATGTTCTACCAGCGTGAAGGGGCAAGACATCGCCCCGCTATATCATTGCTGGCGTACTTCGTTGTGCTGGTTTATGCCAGCGTTCCATTCCGATACCTATTTGGCCTCTACCAGGAGTCACACTGGATGGTGGTCATCGTAAACCTTCTTATTTGCGCTGCCGTCTTATGGGCTCGTGGGAACGTGGCGCGTCTCGTTGATACGCTGAGGCACTAATGAACCAATCACAATTTCAACAGGCGGCTGGTGTAAGCGCCGGGTTAGCTTCGCGCTGGTTTCCGCACATTGACGCGGCAATGAAAGAGTTCGGCATTGTTAAGCCTGAAGACCAGGCAATGTTTATTGCTCAGTCAGGACATGAATCAGCGGGATTCTCTGCGCTGGTTGAGAGCTTCAACTACACCCCAGCCGCTCTGCTGACCACCTTTGGACGCCGCATTACGAACTATCAGGCATATATGCTTGGGCGTGACAAAGAAAAAGGGCAGGTAGCCAATCAGCCAGCCATTGCAAATCTGGTGTACAGCAATCGCCTCGGTAACAAAGCATCAGGTGATGGGTGGAAATATCGTGGCCGTGGCCTGATTCAGATTACCGGTCTTGATAATTACCGCCGCTGCGGAACGGGATTAAAACTGGATTTAGTCAGTAATCCTGAGTTTCTGGAAAAGGATATCAACGCAGCTCGGTCAGCTGCATGGTTCTACGCCACCAGCGGATGCCTGAGCTACTCCGGCGATCTGGTTCGCATCACTCAGATCATCAATGGTGGACAGAACGGCATTAACGACCGCCGTGAACGTTACGCCAAAGCTAAAGCCGCACTGGTATGAGGTCGCTATGGGACTTGAAATGATTATCGGCCTGATTGTTGCCGCGCTGGCAGCAATTGCCGGTGCTTTTGGTCTGGGTAAATCTCTCGGTACCAGTATCGCCGAAACAAAAGCGGACCAGCAGCGCACTGAAGAACGTTCAGCAGCTACTGAAGCCGTTGCTGAACGCCGGGTAGAGACAACAAAAGGAGCCAGGGATGTACAGCAGACTGTTAACCATATGCCTGATGATGATGTTGATCGCGAGCTGCGGGAATCGTGGAAGCGTCCCGGTGGTGGTTGATACCGCTTGTGACTGGGTAAGACCAATCTATCTGACTGATCACGACATCAACGTCATGGAACGCCAGACAAAGAAAGACATCCTGGTGCATAACAAAGCGTGGCAGGCCAACTGCCAGTTAACAGCTTGACTGTCAAAGGAACATTAAGCTAAAGACTGGAGATAATTACAGGAAGAATTTCGACGTAGTATGCATTAATATTTTCGCATCCTTACATATGGCGTGGATATGATGCGGACATCTATTGAGCTTTTAAATCAGGCAAGCCTCAAATCAGTTCTTTCGAGGCCAAGCGAAGGAAAAATGGCTTTAACTCTTCTTTGTTTGGTTGAATGGCCTGATAAGAGCCAGCGACAATGTTATGTGAAAATCTTCGCAGAGTCGCAAGGTTTAGGGGTTTTTAATGAGATTCTTGGGTATTTACTAACAAAAGCCGAGGAATTGCCGGTTGCTCCAAAGGCAGGCATTTTGGTCCTTCCTGAAGAGTTAAAAAAAGAAATTTCAATCCCTGTTGCGCCTGTGGCTTTTTTAACCAGTAAGGTAAGCGGTAATTCACCCAGCAGCTTTTATAATCTAGGGCAGGTCTTACAATTTGAAAGCTTATGTAAAGTGATTGACGGATGGGAAAAATTGCCACAAACAATAGCATTCGATGAGTGGGTCGCCAACCAAGACCGTAATTTAGGCAATGTTATAATTGATTCTAATTTTGCAGTCACTTTGATTGATCATAGCAACATGCCTGTAGACTTGGTTTGGTCCGCTTCGATGCTGGATAAAGAAATCGAACCAAGAAATGTTTTAAGTGATTTTTTCCGCAATACTCCGAATCTTCCACAAAAAATGGAAATCATCAGAGGTGCAGACAAGCAAACCACTAGTTTGAATTTAGTCCGGGAAGAAATTATGTTCTGGGCAGAACGCTTGTTAAATGAAGAGCAGCGTGAAACGCTCATGCTTTTTTTAGAGCATAGAGCAAAATTTTCCAATGCCAGGCTGAGCAAAAAATATGGACTATTGGCAGGTGTGGCATGATCAATTTTGAAAGCTTAATAAATGAAGTTCCAGAAAAACCAGAAACGTCTGGTGAATGGTTTGCTATCCAATGGACACCTGATTTAGCTACTGGAGAGAAGTTAAATATTGGTGTTTGCTATCGAGATAACTCCGGTCACTCGTATGTCCAGGTTTTAGATTATTTCGAACGTATTAATTGTCTTTATTCTCAATCAGCAGTATTACATCTGCGCTTGGCATGTGAAGTTGCTAAAGAAGCAGTAATGTTAAATCAACATGTTGAAAGTACATGCATTAACGGGATTTCTTTTATTCCGAAGGGGTTTGCACAGGGTAAATCTGTTGACGACATTCTTAGCTCATTGTTCTCTAATGTGGTTCCCTTAGCTGTACGTAAATCCAAACGAAAAGAAAGAGCTTACTATCCAATAAGTAGAGAGCGGTTATATAATATTATGGATGACCACTTGAAAAATACACTTGATTATGAAGAGTATTTTGGGATGGTCCAACCAACACCAGTTAAACGGGTAAGCTTGGGGAACCAAATTCAGTCATTGTTTTTACCGTATACGGCAGGTCGTGCTATTGGCACAATTGCATCAGCGGCATATGCTGACGAAAATACAGCAAAATGTCATCTGTATGACGCGCAACGAGATATATCATTAGCTCTGGGTAACTTCCAAGAGTACAATTCTGGCGCGGTGTTTATTCTCTCTCCAAGTAACGATTTAAAGGTAGAGAAGAGAGATCAGGTTGATTTGGAAATTGATAAATTTTGTTGGTATTTAAAAACGTTATCTGTTTATACAGAAGTTGATAGCGAGCCTTTATTTTTAGCTGACAAGGCTGCATATTGGTATAAAAAGAAAGCTGCATAGCACCTGATTTCTATTACCAAAGCCACTAGTTCCTACTCGTGGCTTTTTTATGCGAAACCTTCGCGCCCATTCAAAAATCATGAAGACCTTCATCTGTATAGCCAGTGGACCGTCGCTGACACCGGATGACTGCTTGCGCGCTAACGATTCAGGTCTGCCAGTAATCGCAATTAACAATAGCTGGGCACTAGTGCCAGATTGTCAGTATATTTTTTACGCAGCAGACCGCTGCTGGTGGGAAGAATACGGTGCAGGCATGACATCCAAAGCGAACCCCTGGTGTGGTGATGAGTTCACGGCCAGGCGTTTCGGCATTAACTGGTTACCGACTGCAATCCCCGGTTTGTTTAATTCAGGAAAGCGAGCGATTGAGCTGGCGATCTACCTTGATGCCACATGCATTCTATTGCTGGGCTATGACTGCTTAATACGAAATGGCACCCACTGGCACGGCAACCATGCTCTGTTGTCCAACCCAGACAAATTCAGCGTAGTGCGCTGGCAAGATGAATTTTCCCGCCTCAGTACTATTGCTGTGTCACGCAGATTATTAACGGCGGGCAGAACGGCATTAAAGACCGCCGGGAACGTTTCGCCAAAGTAAAAGCTGCACTGGTATGAGGTTACTATGGGATTTGAAATGATTATCGGCCTGGTTGTTGCCGCGCTGGCAGCAATTGCCGGTGCTTTTGGATTGGGTAAATCTCGCGGTACCAGTATCGCCGAAACAAAAGCGAACCAGCAACTCACTGAAGAACGTGCAGCAGCTACTGAAGCCGTTGCGGAACGTAGGGTGGAGACAACAAAAGGAGCCAGGGATGTACAGCAGACTGTTAATCATCTTCCTGATGATGATGTTAACCGCGAGTTGCGCGAAAACTTTACCCGCAAAACCTGAAGTAACAGACACGGCCTGTGACTGGGTTAACATCATCTACCTCACAGAGCACGACATTGAGGTGATGGACCGCCAGACGAAGAAAGACATCCTAGCGCACAACAAATCAGTGCAGGCGAACTGCCAGAAGAATGAAAATCGGGCCTCGAAGTAGTGGCTTGAGTGAAACAGAAAAAATAAAGTGAGGCGTTATCATCATGAAAAAATAAGGCTGTGGGTTTATCTCGGCTACCAACACAATCAACGAAGTAAAAAACTGTTCGCGGGAAATGAAATCCCGCAAGAGGGTGAAATACTTGAGCTGGCGGTCGTTAAAAGCGAAACCACCGATGACTCATGTGCATTAGTGCTTAAATTGCACTCAGTTCAAAAATAAATCGAACCGATAGAAGCATTGAATATTTTGCGTATTAATTGATGTATCTCATCAATTAAGCTAGTGGATGAATTCATTATGAATTTTCACTCACTGGTATCGGAGGAAATCGATGCATCAAACTTTAGCTAATGCAACGTTTCAGGTCATTGCAGGTGATTCTCGTGGTAGCGGGTTCAGCTTCATGCGAGAAGATCTGGTCGTAACCAATTTCCATGTTGTCGCCACCTGCTGTGACTTGCATAACCTGCGTCAAATTAATAATGTCATCCTTCAAACTGAAGCTAATGAGCATATCGAAGCTCAAATATTGCGCATTGATGTTAACAACGACTTTGCGATTATGCGGTTGCAATCACCGCTTCCTGCCGGGAGAACAGTACTTCAACCATCCGCAGGGTTTACTCCAACACGAGGCAAAAAGTTAATTTTTGCTGGGTATCCGCACGGGTTGCCTCAACTGCTTACGAATGAAGCGATTGTTTCTGCCCCACTTGAAAATGGGCGTTTCGCTCTCGATGGAATGGTAAACGGTGGAAACTCAGGCGGCCCAATTATTGACCGCGAAACAGGAGAGGCCGTAGGGATTGTCACCCAACGCCGATATATGATGGGTGATCAGGCCGAAGATTTTGGACATGAAATACACCAACTGCGCCAATATCTTGCTTCGGTAGGCCAACAAACTAGTGTCGCGATTATGGGCGTTGATTTCGGACAAATGGCGGATATGTTTGGCAGATCACTGCAGATTGTTTCTGACATGATGTCGCAGAATGCCAACTCTGGTATAGGGATTGCTTTCTCTATGCAACCCATCATTGACACTATCGCCACTATTCCTTCCGAGTAAGTGCCTGGGGGCTTAAGCGGACGTACTCCGTTTGACATTACAACAGGCATTCACTGAGTGCCTGTGATAATGCTTTTAACACCTTGAACGCCAATGTAGACTAACATCTCAGTTGTCACAACTTTAGGAAATACAATGTTTTATTTCATAGTTTGGGAAGTTTACGACAGTCAGTGGGTTTTAAAAGGGAAGGGAAGTGAGTTTATTAAAGTCGAAAGTAATAAAGATGTGGCTATTAAAGTATTTGAAACTCAGGACTTACTGGCCAAAAAATATGGTGTTGAACGCAAACAGTGTGTAATTACCACATTACAGCCCGTGTAAAAAATAGATCTTTAAAGTTATAAAAAAGCCACATTGGCAAAAAATCAAAGTCAGGATTGAGGGTGTTTATTCACAATGACGGAATGATCGTCAGCGATAAAAAGGGAAGAGCACGCGTTGTTATCGGTGTGCTCGGTGATGATAAACATGCCTTTCGCAGTGGTCGTCCTTCTACCTTCAAACAATTGGGCTGCGCTTAAAAAAGGATCTAATAATGACTGAGAAAATTATTACGCTATCTGGCGCTGCTAATGAGGTGCTTTATGCGCTGTTTTTCCGTGGCGCGTTGTTGTCTGGTGATCTGCCTTCTAAATCTGGTACAGCCGAATTGCGCGAGCTGGGTTTTGCTGAAACCAGACACACAGCAACTGAATACCAGAAAGAAAATCACTTTACCTTTCTGACATCAGAAGGGCAGAAATTTGCCATTGAACACCTGGTCAATACGCGTTTTGGTAAGCAGCAATATTGCGCTTCGATGACGCTTGGCGTTGAGATTGATACCTCAGTTGCACAGAAGGCAATCGACGAGCTGGACCAGCGTATTCGTGACACTGTCTCCTTCGAACTTATTCGCAATGGAGTGCCATTCATCAAGGATGCCACCATCGCCAGTGGTGCTATCCATGCAGCGGCAATCGAAACACCTCAGCCGGTGACCAATATCTACAACATCAGCCTTGGTATCCTGCGTGATGAGCCAGCGCAGAACAAGGTAACCTCAGTACCGATAAGTTCGAAGTTAAACCTGGTATTGATGCCAACACTGAAACGTTAATCGAAAACGCGCTGAAAAACGCTGCTGAATGTGCGGCGCGTGATGTCGCAAAGCAAGTGGCAGCAGACAAGAAAGCGATGGATGAACAGGCTTCCTATGTCCGCACGGCCATCATGATGGAATGTTTACCCGGTGGTGTTATCTGGCAGCAGTGCCGTCGATGATGACATGCAAGTGATAATTAATATCGTTTGCGGGTCCTTTCCGGCGATCCGGCCTGTTACGGGGCGGCGACCTCGCAGATTCTCGCTATTTATGAAAATTTTCAGGCATTTGCCGTTTCCGTTCTTCTTCTCGCTAATTCATTGTTTTAACTGTAAACACCCCCTGAAAAGAAAGGAAATGATAAGCCTTAAAAACGGCTAAATAGCCAGAGGGTGTTTCCTTTCTCTGTTTTTGTGTATGGAGTGAGCTATGGAGGTCAACAAAAAGCGTCTTTCTGAAATATTTGGGGTCAGCGTGCGAACCATTCAGAACTGGCAGGATCAGGGAATGCCTGTAGCACGTGGCGGTGGAAAAGGTAATGAGGTCCTCTATGAATCTTCCGCGGCTATCGAATGGTATTCCGCACGCGACGCGGCGATTGAGAATGAGAAATTACGGAAGGAGGTGGAAGACCTTCGTCTTGCATCGGAATCCGACCTTCAGCCTGGTACGATTGACTATGAGCGTCACCGCCTCACACGAGCGCAGGCAGATGCCCAGGAACTAAAAAATGCAAAAGATTCCGCTGAGGTGGTGGAAACCGCATTCTGCACGTTCGTGCTGTCGCGGATGGCCGGAGAAGTAGCCAGCATTCTTGATGGAGTTCCTCTGTCGGTTCAGCGGCGCTTCCCGGAGCTGGAAAACCGACATATTGATTTCCTCAAGAAGGACATCATTAAAGCCATGAACAAAGCAGCTGCGCTGGATGAAATAATACCGGGGTTGCTGAGTGAATATATCGAACAGTCAGGTTAAGGGGCTGCAGCACTCTGCGCGCGCGGGTCTACTTTCGCTGTACCGACCTGAGCCGCAAACGGCGGTTGAATGGGCAGACGATAATTACTATCTCCCCAAAGAGTCGGCCTACCAGGAAGGGCGCTGGGAAACGTTGCCGTTTCAACGCGCGATCATGAATGCGATGGGTAACGATTACATACGTGAGGTCAACGTTGTTAAGTCTGCCCGTGTTGGCTATTCAAAAATGTTGCTGGGTGTTTATGCGTATTTTATTCAGCACAAGCAGCGAAATTCCCTTATCTGGCTGCCTACTGATGGTGACGCCGAAAACTTTATGAAGTCGCATGTTGAGCCGACGATTCGCGATATTCCGTCACTTCTGGCGCTGGCCCCCTGGTATGGAAAAAAGCACCGGGACAATACGCTCAGTATGAAACGCTTCTCCAACGGTCGCGGGTTCTGGTGTCTGGGTGGTAAAGCGGCGAAAAACTATCGTGAGAAATCGGTCGATGTCGCCGGTTACGATGAACTGGCGGCATTCGATGAAGATATTGAGAAAGAGGGATCCCCGACGTTCCTGGGTGATAAACGTATTGAGGGGTCTGTCTGGCCCAAATCTATTCGCGGCTCAACGCCAAAAACAAAGGGGACCTGCCAGATTGAGCGTGCTGCCAGCGAGTCCGGGCATTTCATGCGTTTTCATGTTTCCTGTCCGCACTGTGGTGAAGAGCAGTACCTGAAGTTCGGCGACAAAGAAACCCCGTTCGGGTTCAAATGGACACCTGGCGATCCCTCCAGCGTCTTTTACCTGTGTGAACATAATGCCTGCGTCATTAAGCAGCAGGAGCTGGATTTCAGTGAAGCTCGTTACATCTGTGACACCACCGGGATCTGGACGCGTGATGGTTTATCCTGGTTTTCATCAACAGGCACCGAAATCGACCCGCCAGACAGCGTGACGTTTCACATCTGGACGGCATACAGCCCGTTTACCACCTGGGTACAGATAGTCAAAGACTGGCTAAAAACGAAAGGGGATACCGGAAAGCGTAAAACCTTCGTGAACACCACTCTGGGCGAAACATGGGAGCCTAAAATTGGTGAACGGCCTGACGCGGAGCTCATGGCCGAACGCAAAGAGTTTTTTGGGGCATCCGTACCGGATCGTGTTGCTTATCTGACAGCCGGGATTGACTCCCAACTGGATCGATATGAAATGCGCGTCTGGGGATGGGGACCCGGAGAGGAAAGCTGGCTGATTGACCGGCAAATCATTATGGGCCGTCATGATGATGAAGCGACCCTCGTCAGGGTGGACGAGGCGATTAACAAAACCTACCCCCGAAAGAATGGCGTGGAAATGTCGGTATCCCGTATCTGCTGGGATATCGGCGGTATTGACCCCACCATTGTCTACAATCGCTCAAAAAAGCATGGCCTGTTTCGCGTGATCCCGATTAAAGGGGCTTCCGTTTACGGCAAGCCCGTCGCGAATATGCCGCGTAAACGCAACAAGAACGGCGTTTATCTTACGGAAGTGGGTACTGATACCGCAAAGGAGCAGATTTATAACCGCTTCACACTTCAGCCGGAAGGGAGTGATCCTCTTGCCGGTGCCGTGCATTTCCCCAATAACCCCGAAATTTATGATCTGGCTGAGGCACAGCAGCTTACTGCTGAGGAGCAGGTTGAAAAATGGGTGGACGGGCGTAAGAAAATCGTCTGGGACAGCAAAAAGCGACGAAATGAGGCGCTGGACTGCTTCGTGTATGCGCTGGCGGCCCTGCGGATCAGTATTTCGCGATGGCAACTGAATCTTGATTCACTGCTCGCGAGCCTGCTGGAGGAAGAGGGGGGGCGGACCAATAACAAAACCCTGGCTGATTATGCCCGGGCATTATCTGGAGATGAATAATGGCGACACAGACTGATCTGGATGCCGCCCGTGCTGCGTTGCATGACCTCATGATGGGAAAGCGGGTGGCAACGGTGCAAAAAGACGGCCGGCGGGTTGAGTTCACTGCGACTTCAGTCAGTGACCTGAAGAAATACATTGCCGAACTTGAGTCACAGGTTGGCACCACTCCACGACGCCGGGGACCGGCAGGATTTTACGCATGAAAACACCTGCTTTGTTAGGACCGGACGGTAAAACCGCTCTGCGGGATTATGCCGGATATCATGGCGGTGCTGGTGGCTTTGGCGGTCAGCTCCGCGCCTGGAATCCACCGAGTGAAAGCGCAGATGCTGCGTTATTGCCTAATTTTTCCCGTGGTAACGCGCGCGCTGACGATCTGGTCCGCAATAACGGTTATGCGGCAAACGCGGTACAGCTCCATCAGGACCACATTGTCGGATCGTTTTTCCGGCTCAGTTATCGCCCCAGCTGGCGTTTTCTGGGCATTGGAGAGGAAGAGGCCCGGGCGTTCTCCCGTGAAGTTGAGGCGGCCTGGAAAGAATTTGCGGAGGATGATTGCTGCTGCATTGATGCGGAACGTAAGCGTACATTCACCATGATGATCCGCGAGGGTGTTTCCATGCATGCGTTTAACGGTGAGTTATGTGCACAGGCCACCTGGGACAGTGATTCCACGCGTCTTTTCCGCACACAGTTCAAAATGGTTAGCCCAAAACGCATCAGCAACCCCAATAACGCCGGAGACACGCGAAACTGCCGGGCAGGTGTCAGAACAAATGACAGTGGCGCCGCGCTGGGATATTACGTCAGCGAGGATGGCTATCCGGGGTGGATGGCGCAGAAGTGGACCTACATCCCGCGTGAACTGCCAGGCGGGCGGCCTTCCTTTATCCACGTGTTTGAACCTCTGGAAGATGGGCAGACACGCGGTGCCAACGTGTTTTACAGCGTCATGGAGCAAATGAAAATGCTCGATACGCTGCAGAATACGCAGCTCCAGAGCGCGATTGTCAAGGCGATGTATGCCGCCACGATTGAAAGTGAGCTGGATACGCAAACCGCGATGGACTTTATTCTCGGCTCAGACAGTAAAGAGCAGCAAAGCAAGATGACCGGCTGGCTGGGGGAGATGGCCTCGTACTATACCGCGGCGCCGGTTCGTCTCGGGGGCGCGAAGGTGCCGCATCTGATGCCGGGCGACTCCCTGAATCTTCAGTCAGCGCAGGACACTGACAACGGCTATTCGACGTTTGAACAATCTCTGCTGCGCTACATTGCTGCAGGGCTGGGGGTGTCGTATGAGCAACTCTCTCGCAACTATTCGCAGATGAGTTATTCCACCGCCCGCGCCAGTGCTAACGAGTCCTGGGCGTACTTTATGGGGCGTCGCAAATTTGTTGCCTCCCGCCAGGCCTGTCAGATGTTTTTATGCTGGCTGGAAGAGGCCATTGTCCGCCGCGTGGTGACATTACCGTCTAAAGCCCGGTTCAGTTTTCAGGAGGCGAGAAGCGCCTGGGGAAATGCTGACTGGATCGGCTCCGGGCGAATGGCCATTGACGGACTGAAGGAGGTGCAGGAGGCCGTCATGCTCATTGAGGCGGGGCTGAGCACCTATGAGAAGGAATGCGCCAAACGCGGGGAAGACTATCAGGAAATCTTTGCCCAGCAGGTTCGTGAAACGATGGAGCGCCGCGCTGCGGGACTTAAACCGCCAGCGTGGGCGGCTTCGGCCTTTGAGTCTGGACTGAAAAAATCGAATGAGGAGGGGACCGATGACGCCAGAGCTGCGTAATCTCCCGCACATTGCCAGTATGGCTTTCAATGAGCCGCTTTTACTTGAACCCGCCTATGCGCGGGTTTTCTTTTGCGCGCTCGCTGGTCAGTTAGGTATCACCCGTCTGACCGACACCGTGTCGGGCGTGACGCTTGGCGCAGAGCAGATGGCTGAACCGCTGACACTCTTTGGTGATGATGAGGAAATGGGGCCAAAGCCGGCGCGTAGCTACCAGATCACTGATGGTATCGCGGTGCTGCCTGTTTCCGGGACGCTGGTCAGTAAAACCCGCTCACTCCAGCCGTATTCGGGGATGACGGGGTACAACGGCATCATCGCCCGCCTCCAGCAGGCAATCAGCGATCCGGGTGTAGACGGTATTCTTCTTGATATGGATACGCCAGGTGGAATGGTGGCGGGTGCCTTTGACTGTGCGGACATCATCGCCCGCATGCGGGATATCAAACCCATCTGGGCGTTAGCCAACGATATGAACTGCAGCGCTGGCCAGCTGATTGCCAGTGCGGCATCACGTCGGCTTGTGACGCAGACGGCCAGAACGGGATCCATCGGGGTCATGATGGCCCACAGCAATTACGGCGCCGCCCTTAAAACCAGCGGCGTTGAGGTCACGTTGATTTACAGCGGCGATCACAAGGTGGACGGGAACCCCTACGAGAAATTACCCAAAGAGGTACGCGCAGATTTTCAGGCGCGTATCGACGCTACCCGGCAGATGTTCGCTGAAAAGGTGGCGGGTTATACCGGCATGTCGGTTCAGGCCGTTCTTGATACTGAAGCAGCTGTGTTTTCAGGCCAGGAATCAGTTGACAACGGCCTGGCGGAGCAGCTGGTCAACAACATGGATGCGCTGAACGTTATGCGCGATGCAATTAACAAACGAACGATGATTTCCCGAGGAGGAAGCATGAAAGGTACTACTGCATCCGCAGATACCACTCAACCAGCAGCATCTGCTGACCAGACCGTGACCACCGTTGACGTGCCTGCTGCGGTCGTTACTGACCCTGCAGCGGGCGCAACTGTTGATATCAGCAGCCAGGTGGCAGCGGCGGTCGCAGCCGAAAACGGTCGCATTATGGGGATCCTGAACTGTGAAGAGGCGAAAGGGCGTGAATCACAGGCGCGCGCGCTGGCGGAAACGCCCGGGATGACGGTGGAAAGTGCCCAGCGCATCCTTGCCGCGGCTCCTCTGAGTGCTCAGGCGCGTACGGATACCGCGCTGGATCGTCTGATGGAAACCGCACCCGGCACCGTAACGGCAGGTAGCGCTTCTGCCGAAGCGGGTGACGATTTGTTAAATACGCCTGTTTAAGAGGTCAACATGTCTAACACTGAACAATTTACGCACAATCAGCCCCTCGGGAACAGTGATCCGGCGCATACCGGTTTTGCACCTGGTGAACTGACGAAAGCAGTACCGGCGATGACGCCCCTGATGCTGGATGCCACTTCCGGCAAGCTGACCGTCTGGGATGGCCAGCATGCGGGGGCTGCCTGTGGCGTTCTGGCGGTGTCTGCCGACCAGAGCAGCACTGAGCTGGCATTCTATAAGTCCGGCTCTTTCCGTATTGAAGATGTACTCTGGCCGGATGCGGTGACGGATGAACACATCAAACGCAACGCATTCGCAGGTACAGCCATCAGTATCGTCTGACATCCGACTTAACACTAACCATCATCCACAGAAGCCGCCATCGCGGCTTTTTTTACGGGAAACATCTATGTCAATTTACACAACGGCCCAACTGTTGGCGGTCAATGAGAAGAAATTCAAGTTCGATCCGCTTTTCCTGCGTATCTTCTTCCGTGAAAGCTACCCTTTCAGCACTGAGAAGGTGTATCTGTCGCAAATTCCGGGCATGGTCAACATGGCGCTGTACGTCTCGCCTGTTATTTCCGGCAAGGTTATCCGCTCCCGCGGCGGCGCAACGTCAGAGTTTACGCCGGGTTACGTCAAGCCCAAGCACGAGGTAAACCCGCAGATGACGCTGCGCCGCCTGCCGGATGAAGACCCGCAAAATCTGGCTGACCCGGCCTACCGCCGCCGTCGCATTATCCTGCAGAACATGAAGGATGAAGAACTGGCGATTGCTCAGGTGGAAGAGAAACAGGCTGTGGCTGCTGTTCTCAACGGTAAATACACCATGACCGGCGAAGCGTTTGAACCGGTTGAGGTGGATATGGGACGCAGTGCCGGAAACAACATCATCCAGGCAGGTGCTGCGGCATGGAGCACCCGCGACAAAGAAACCTATGATCCCACTGACGATATTGAAACCTATGCGCTGAACGCCAGCGGCGTGGTCAATATTATCGTCTTTGATCCGAAGGGCTGGGCGTTGTTCCGTTCATTCAAAGCGGTAAAAGAGAAGCTCGACACCCGTCGCGGTTCTAACTCTGAACTGGAAACGGCGCTGAAGGATCTGGGTGAAGCGGTCTCCTATAAGGGAATGTATGGCGATGTGGCCATTGTCGTTTACTCCGGGCAATACATTGAAGACGACACCAAAAAGAACTACCTGCCGGATTTGAGCATGGTGCTGGGTAATACCCAGGCGCGCGGTTTGCGCACCTACGGCTGCATTCAGGATGTTGATGCCCAGCGTGAAGGCATTAACGCTTCCACGCGTTATCCGAAAAACTGGGTACAGACAGGCGATCCGGCGCGTGAGTTCACCATGATCCAGTCTGCACCACTGATGCTGCTGGCTGACCCGGATGCGTTCGTGTCTGTCAAACTCGCCTGATGTCCATTCTGTGGCCCTGCGGGGCCCTGTTCCGGAGTTGTTCTTATGACAGAAAAAGAAAAGTTGATTGCGCGGCTTAATGAGCTTGGCGCGCAGCTTGGTCGGGAAGTGAATACCAGTGGCACCATTCAGGAGCTCTCTATGCGCATTGCGGAGCTGGAGGAAGAACTGAATGACGGCACTGATACCGATAGTGTTGAAAATGGTGGCGTAAGTGATGGTAGTGCATCCACCGGCGCCGCAGAACCCGTGCCGCCAGTGGATACTGTGTTAAGCGGCAGAACAGATAGCGCGCTGATGGCCGTCGAAACGCTGGCCACGCTGCACATTGAGGCGCTGCACGCGACCCGCGATGAACGGGTATCTATTGTGGAAGTGGGTACCGTGATCCGCGTGACACAAGCGGATGCGGACAGCCTGGTTGCACTCGGACTGGTCCGCGAGTACTAGCAGGGGGCTGTGTGGCTGATTTCGATAACCTTTTTGATGCTGCAATAACACAGGCCGATGACACTATTCGGCAGGTTATGGGGACTTCTGCAACGGTAACGTCCGGCGCGATTTCTGGCGTCACGTTGAGTGGTGTTTTCGATGAACCGGAAAATATCGGTTACGCCACACCCGGCATCCGTGTCGAGGGGACCAGCCCGTCGTTGTTTGTGAAATCAGCAACGATTGGGCAGCTGGCGCGGCTGGACACGCTGGATATTAACGGAAAACCTTTCTGGGTTGATCGTATTGGTCCTGATGACTGTGGCTCCTGCCATATCTGGCTTGGTACGGGTTCTCCTCCCGCAGCGACCCGGCGCCGTTAAGGGAAAACTATGTCTTTAAAAGGGCTTGAACAGGCTATAGCAAACCTGAACAGCATCAGCAATACGGCGGTTCCTCGGGCCTCGGCGCAGGCTGTTAACCGTGTCGCCACCCGGGCTGTCAGCCGAAGCGTTGCCGTTGTCTCGAAAGATACACGGGTGCCACGCAAGCTGGTAAAACAACGCGCGAGGATAAAACGCGCCACGGCGAAAAAGCCGATGGCAATGATCCGCGTTAACCGGGGCAACCTGCCCACGATAAAGCTCGGTACCGCCAGCGTACGGTTATCCCGCAGAAAACGGGACAAAAAAGGGGCCAATAGTGTGTTGCGTATTGGCCCTTTTCGTTTTCCCGGGGCCTTTATTCAACAACTGGAAAATGGCCGCTGGCATGTGATGCGAAGAACATCCAGACCCCGCTATCCGATCGAAGTGGTCAGCATTCCACTGGCAGCGCCACTGACGACCGCATTTAAAGATGAGCTGCCGAAGCTAATGGAATCGGATATGCCTAAAGAACTTCGGGCATCCCTTAAAAACCAACTCAGGCTGATTCTGAAACGATGAAACACACTGATATTAGAAAGGCGATTATTGATGCGCTGGAGAGCCATATTGGTAAAGACGCGCTCTATTTTGACGGACGTCCAGCAGTACTGGAGGAGGGGGATTTTCCGGCGGTCGCTGTCTTCCTGACGGATGCCGGGTATACCGGCGAAGAACTGGATGCTGATATCTGGCAGGCCACGCTGCATATCGAAATCTTTTTACCGGCGCAGGTACCCGATTCCGAGCTTGATGACTGGATGGAGTCACGTATTTATCCGGTGCTTGGCAATGTGCCAGGACTTTCTCTGCTGATCAATAACATGGTGCAGCAGGGGTATGACTACCAGCGCGATGACGATCTTGGATTGTGGAGTTCGGCTGATCTGAAATATTCAATTACTTACGAAATGTGAGGACGTAATGACTACACCAAACCCACTGGCGCCGGTAAAGGGTGCCACCACCACACTCTGGATTTATTCCGGGTCGGGCAACCCGTTCGCTAACCCATTATCGGATGTTGACTGGACGCGCCTGGCTAAGATTAAAGACCTGCAGCCCGGTGAACTGACTGCAGAATCAAACGACGACACCTATCTGGATGATGCGGATGCTGACTGGACGTCCACTTCACAGGGCCAGAAATCTGCGGGGGAGGCCAGTTTTACGCTGGCCTGGAAACCTGCCGAGAGCGGGCAGCAGGATCTGGTTCGCTGGTTTGATGACGGTACCGTGCTGGCGTACAAAATCAAATACCCGAATGGCGCCATCGATGTGTTCCGTGGCTGGGTGAGCAGCCTGGGTAAAACGGTGACGGCAAAAGACACCATTACCCGTTCTGTCAAAATCAGCAACAACGGCAAGCCAGGTCTTGCTGAAGACAGCGCTGCTGCAGTGATTGACGTAACCGGCGTCAGCCTGGATAAATCGACCACCACCGTTGCGGTTGCTGCCACCACCACGCTGAATGTCACCGTGGCGCCAGCCAGCGCGAGCGATCAATCTTTCCGGGCCACTACCACAGATGCAGGTAAAGCCACGGTGACTGTCTCCGGTACGGTGCTGACGGTAACCGGCATTGCCGCCGGAACCGCCGACATTATCGTGATGACCAACGACGGGCTTTTTGTCGCGACCTGTAAAGTCACCGTTTCCTGACTTCCGGGGCTGTGGCCCCGCTTTCCGGAGTAACCCATGTTTTTAAAAAGTGAACCGTTCGAACGTAACGGTAATACAGTCACGCTCTACGAGCTGTCGGCACTGCAGCGTATTGAGCATCTTGAACACCTGAAGGCGCTGGAAAGTATCACCGATGCCGACATGCAGGCGGCGATGGATATGACGATTAAATCCGGCGCACTGCTGGTGGCCATGTCTTTATGGCATGGACATCCCCTGAAAGGGACGCACAAAACGCCGAAAGAAGACGTTGAACAGATCCAGAATGAGGTGCTGATGACCTGGCCACTGGAGATTGTTTCCGCTGCAGAGTACAGCGTGAAGCTGTTGTCCGGCATGGTGCCGCTGCAGGAAGTGAATGATCCGGAGGATATCGCTGTAACTGAGCCGGTAAGTCTGGAAAAGTCCTCGCCAGTGAGCTGACATTCGTCCTGAAACTGGCGCGTGAATTTCGCCGCCCGGACTGGCGCGCCATGCTTGCTGGTATGTCGTCAACGGAATACGCCGACTGGCGAACGTTCTACCAGGACAATTTTTTTAATGATGTGCAACTGGATGCACATTTTTCCTCGCTGATGCATATCGTCATTACCGCGCTTGACCCCAAAACCACATCAACCCCTGCCAGCTTCAGCCTGCTTTCACCTTCTGCGGAGGATATTGCCGACGATGAACCCGGTGACGCAGTGCTGATGGCAAAGGCTGAGGGCATTTCAGGAGGCGTTCGCTATGGCCCAGACGGCAGTGGGTGACCTGGTCGTTAACCTTGACGTTAACTCGTCAAAGTTCAACGAACAGATGGAGTACGTAAAACGGCAGTTTAAGCAGACGGGTGACGCGGCGAATGATTCCGCGCTGAAGGTGCAGCAGTCGTTATCCCGCCAGGAGCTTGCTGCCAGGAAAGCGGGTTTGTCAATCGGACAGTACAGTAATGCGATGAGAATGCTGCCGGCGCAATTCACGGATGTTGCAACACAGTTGGCCGGTGGGCAGAGTCCATGGCTTATCCTGCTGCAGCAGGGCGGTCAGGTGAAAGACTCCTTCGGCGGTATTATTCCGACCTTTCGGGCGCTGCTGGGCACCATATCGCCGGTGATGGTAGGTGTTGGCGCGCTGGCTGCCGCCACTGGCGCGGTGGTTTACGCCTGGTATCAGGGCTCGTCCACGCTGTCTGATTTCAATAAAACGCTGGTTCTGTCTGGTAATACTGCCGGGCTGACCTCAAACCGCATACTGGTGCTGGCGAAATCTGGCGAGCAGGCGGGACTCACGTTTAACCAGACCAGCAGTGCGCTGACGGAGCTGGTCAACGCCGGAGTGCGTGCCGGTGCCCGGTTCGATGAGATGAGTCAGGCGGTAGCGAAATTTACCGATGCGTCGGGCGTGCCGGTCGACAAGGTGGCAGCGGCATTCGGCAAACTGACGAATGATCCGACTTCAGGCCTTATTGCTATGGCGCAGCAGTTCCACAACGTCACAGCGGAACAGATTGCTTATGTGGCGCAGCTGCAGCGTGCCGGGGATGAGGCCGGGGCGCTGCAGGCAGCTAATGATGCGGCAACGAACGGTTTTCGCGAGCAGACAAAGAGCCTGCGCGACAATATGGGGTCGATTGAGTCTGCTGCCGACAGCCTGAAGCGTGCCTTTAAATCGATGTGGGATGCGGCGCTCGATATCGGGCGGCCTGACACCACGCAGGAGATGGTTGCCAAAGCGGAAGCGGCCTTTAAGCGGGCGGATGAAATCTGGAATCTGCGTAAAGGTGATGGTTATGTCAATGATGATGCGCGCGCCAGCTACTGGAACGATCGGGAGTCTGCCCGCCTTGCACTGGAAATGGCGCAGCAGCAGGCCAGCGTGGCAAAGGCCACTGAGGATAACGCCGCCCGCGAGGCGGTGATTGAATCTGACCGCCAGAAGTATGCCGCGCAGGCGCAGTCGAATTATGCAAAGACGCAGACTGCGCTGGAGAAGTACACGGCCCGTCAGAATGAACTGAACAAGGCGCTTAAAGACGGACGAATCCTCCAGGCTGACTACAACATCAATCTGGAAGCTGCGAAAAAAGAATACGACGACTCGCTGAAGAAACCCAAAGCCCCTTCAGCGGTAAAAACACCTGCAGGTGTAAAAAGTGTCGATACTGCCAGCGCGCAGACGCTGGAGCTGGAGGCGCAGTTACGCACGCTGCAGGAGCATAAGAGCATCACGGATACCATCAGCCAGCAGCGGCAGGAATTGTGGAAACAACAATCCCGCTTTTCGGTGCTGGAAGAGGCCTCCAAAAAGCGCGCACTGACCGCCGATGAAAAATCGGTGCTGGCGAACAAAGACGAGGTGCTGGCGCGGGCCGAAGTGAATGCCCGGCTGGGCGATCAGATTGTTGCCCAGGAACGGTTAAACCGCCTGCAGGACAGCTCGCAGAAGTACGTTACTCAGATTGGGGAGAAAACCCGAGCGCTTGTGGCCGGGGGCAGCATGAGCAGTCGCGGCGCGCAGCGGCAAAACGAAGAGGCACAGCTGCGGCAGGGCTGGATGAATGCCGGCGGTACGGACACCGATCAGGGTTATCAGAACGAACTGGATGCACTGAAGAAATATTATGCCGCACAGGACGAGCTCCGCGGCAACTGGCAGGCCGGGGCGAAATCAGCGTGGGCTGACTATGCCGATTCAGCAGCTGATGCCTATGGTTCGATGAAGTCCGCTGCTTCAGCCACATTCGATGGTATCAGCCAGAATATGGCCGATATGCTGACGACAGGGAAAGCAAACTGGGCAGATTTCACCCGTTCCACGTTGTCGATGCTGACGCAGATCCTGATGAAGCAGGCCATGACCGGCCTGGTCAGTTCTGCCACGTCAGCGCTGGGTTTTGCTGGTGGTGGTTATACCGGGTCCGGTGGCAAGTATGAGCCTGCAGGTGTGGTGCACCGTGGAGAGTTTGTCTTTACGCAGGAAGCCACCAACCGAATCGGTGTCGGCAACCTTTATCGCATGATGCGCGGCTATGCGACTGGTGGTCTGGTCGGGGGGAGTGGCGGTGGCGTTGCTTCTCCTTTTGGTGTCAGCGTGTATGCGCCGGTTTCGGTTACAACAGGCCAGGGGGATTCCGGTCAGCAGAAAGGAAACGGCGATGCGCTGGGGAAAGCCTATCAGCAGGTGATCAACAGTTCCATCAGGGAAGGTATCACCAGAGAAGTCCGACCCGGAGGCATTATCTGGAATGCAACAAAACAGAGGTAAGCAATGGCGATCGAGCATTTTGCGTGGCGGATTAAAGCATCCAGCCAGCCGACCCTGAAAAGTAAGGATACCGTCCGCACGGCACAGTTTGGTGATGGCTATAAGCAAGTATCAGGTGCCGGGATGAATGATGAAACGCTCAGCTATGAGTTTTCATTTACCGGCGAACCGGGAACCGTCAAGGATATCTATGCTTTTCTGCGGCGCCATAAGACGAAATCATTTTCGTTTACCCCGCCAGGCGGTGATCTTGCGCTGTGGCGTGTTGAGGCAGACAGCCTGCAGCGCGTCACCAAAAGTAAAACGGTGGAAACCGTATCAGCCACCTTTGAACAGGCGTTTGCACCATGAGCTTAAACAGTGATTATCAGAAACTTGAGCCGGGAAATGTTGTCCGGCTTTTTGATGTCGATGGCACCGCATTTGGTGTTTCCGACGTTCTCCGCTTCCACGCCCACAATATTGCTCACACTCCCGATGAAATTGCCGCTGCTGGTGGAGATGAAAATAAGCTACCGGCGAAATCGATCTGGTGGCAGGGGCAGGAATATAAAGCCTGGCCCTGCCAGATCGAGGGTATTGAGACGGCGACCGACGGGACCAGCGCGCAGCCGACGCTGTCGGTCGCTAACCTGGACAGTTCCATTACGGCGCTGTGTCTTGCTTATGATGACCTGCTGCAGGCAAAGGTCACGATTCATGACACGCTGGCGCAGTATCTGGATGCGAAAAACTATCCGGAGGGCAACCCGTCAGCGGATCCGCAGCAGGAAAAGCTGAAGGTGTTTTACATTGACGCCAAGAGCACTGAAACCAATGAGGTGGTGGCGTTTACGTTATCCAGTCCAATGGACCTGCAGGGGCTGATGATCCCGACGCGCCAGCTACATTCGCTTTGTACCTGGTGTATCCGTAACAAATACCGCTCAGGTGATGGATGTGACTATGCCGGAACGCGTTATTTCGACAAGCACAACAACCCGGTTAACGATCCGTCACTCGATGAATGCCCCGGTACGCTCACTGCGTGCAAGTTGAGGCATGGCGAGGGGAACGAGTTGCCGTTCGGTGGTTTCCCTGGCACATCCCTGATCAGGAGCTGATATGCGTCAGAAAATTATCGATGCCATTATGGCGCATGCTGCTGCTGAATATCCGCGCGAATGCTGCGGCGTGGTGGTGCAAAAAAGCAGGGTGCAGCGGTACATTCCCTGCCGTAATCTGGCAACCGATCCGACAGAGCATTTCCACCTGTCACCGGAGGATTACGCCGCTGCCGAAGACTGGGGAACAGTGATTGCCATTGTCCACAGCCACCCGGATGCCACGACGCAGGCGAGCGAACTGGATAAGGCACAGTGTGACGCTACACTGCTTCCCTGGCATATCGTCAGCTGGCCGGAAGGGGATTTACGCACCATTCAGCCGCGCGGCGAGTTACCGCTGCTGGAACGTCCGTTCGTTCTCGGCCATTTCGATTGCTGGGGGCTGGTGATGAGTTATTTCCGGCAAACGTATGGCATTGAGCTGACGGATTACCGCGTGGATTATCCCTGGTGGGAGGATAGTTACCCCGAAAACTTCTACCACGATTGCTGGTATGAGTGCGGATTCCGTGAATTCAGTGGCGTACCGCAGCCAGGTGATATGGTGATCATGCAGGTCCAGTCCAATAAGTGGAATCACGCGGGAATTTTACTGGAAGGTAACATGCTGTTGCATCATCTGTATGGGCACCTCAGCCAACGTGTGCCATACGGCGGCTACTGGCAAGAAAGAACAATGAAGATTCTAAGGTATCGTGATTTCGCAAGTTAAAAAGCTGTATAGCGCATTGATTTATGAATGTTTGATGTTGTCTTCTATTCATTCAAGATGGTTTAATTACCTCGTTGCATGTTAACAAGGGAAAGACATGAAAAACCATCTACTTGCACTGGCTTTATTATTTTTTTCTTCATTATCAATGGCATATGATAGCGTCAAAGGGTATGGAAACACTTCTTGGGGGATGAGCCCAGAAGAGGTAATTGGTGCTGAAAATGGTAAGGTTCATAAAATCACTCCCCCATTGGAATACTATGAAACATTAGGACTTGTTGGAGTTGATAAGGTTGAAATCGGTGGTGGGAATTTCAAAGTTGTATATCAATTTAAGGAAAGTAAGCTTGTACAGGTTATAGTGCAGTCTATCGATAATAAATTTGTAAATATCAATAAAGGGTTATTTCAATCTGTTGATTCACTTTTGACACAAAAATATGGCACCCCTATTTATAAAGAGCCATATAAAGAGATAGTTTGGAATGTTTCTGGTATGAATGTAAATCTTAGCCATACTATTATTGACGGTATATCTAATTTTGTTACTGTTACGTATAGACCAGAGTCAGAACAGGCTAAAAAAAGTGATAATCTGTAATGCATGAGGTTAATTTTGAAAAAGCTACTTTCTTTAATTTTTTGCACTCTTCTAACCGCCTGTAGTACCGGGTCTCTCGAAGCGCAGAAACCAATATTTGAAATGCACACCGATAAAGACATTGATACGGTTAACAGATGTATTGCTCCAAAATGGCTTGAATTACGTGCATCTAGTACAAGTATACCGACTGCATCAGGGTATAAAATAACTGCATCAGATGATATCTTTGGCGCTTTGTCTATTGTTAATATTGATAAGTCTTCAAATAGTGGCAGTGATGTTAAAGTTTACGCTGTTGCTAGAGGATGGAATGACCACTGGGCAAATGCAGCAAAATCCTGTATGTGATTTTAATTAATTAAAAAGGCCACTTGAGAGTGGCCTTTTTTATGGGGTAAATATGCAAGAAATAATGACTAGGATTGAACTGGGTGGCGCGTTAGGTAAAACATTTGGTAGAGCCCATGACAGACTAATACGTACAACAGCAGAGGCTATCAATGCATTATCAAAAACAATTTGTGGATTTGAGCAATGTTTAAATACGAGTAAAAATCGTGGTCTAACGTATGCTGTATTTAAAGGTAAAAGAAATATTGGAAAAGATGATTTATGTTTTCCAGTTACAGGAGAGGTGATAAGAATTATCCCTGTTGTAATTGGCAGTAAAAAGGCTGGCCTACTTCAAACAGTTTTAGGGGCTGTCCTTGTTGTCGTTGGTGTTGCAGTCGGATATTTATCGGGCGGAACTTTATCAGCAGTAGGCTATGGCGCTGCAAAACTAGGCGCTGCAATGATGCTTGGTGGTGTTGTTCAAATGCTCTCACCTCAACCGTCAGGTCTTGCCAGTAAACAAAGCGCAGACAACCAGGCTTCGTACGCGTTTGGCGGAATAACTAACACCGCAGCGCAAGGTTACCCGGTACCGCTGCTTTATGGTCGCAGGCGCATTGGTGGGGCAATCATCTCCGCGGGCATCTTCGTCGAAGACCAGCAATAACAAAATAATCTTCCTTTCAGGCTACCTTATGGTGGCTTTTTTTATGGGCGCAATATGGCTACAGCAACCCCGATAAAAGGCCGCAAGGGCGGCAGTTCCAGTTCCCGAACCCCTACCGAACAGCCTGATGATCTGCAATCTGTAGCGAAGGCCAAAATCCTCGTTGCGCTTGGGGAAGGGGAATTTGCAGGGCAATTAACCGGAAAAAATATCTACCTGGACGGCACGGCGTTGGAAAACTCCGATGGCACCAAAAACTTTAGCGGCGTGACGTGGGAATTTCGCGCGGGAACTCAGGCACAAAATTACATCCAGGGCATTCCCGGTACCGAAAACGAAATCAACGTTGGAACTGAAGTATCAAGCGCAACAGCCTGGACGCGTACTTTCACCAACACCCAACTATCAGCCGTTCGCCTGCGACTGAAATGGCCTTCTCTGTTTAAGCAAGAGGACAACGGCGATCTGGTAGGGTATTCCATCAATTATGCAATAGACCTGCAAACTGATGGTGGGACCTGGCAAACCGTTCTTAATACCAGCGTAACCGGCAAAACGACGTCTGGTTATGAGCGCAGCCACCGTATTGATTTACCGCAGGCTGGCAGCACCTGGACAATCCGACTGCGTAAGATTACCGCTGACGCAAACAGCGCCAAGATCGGCGACACGATGACGCTGCAAAGCTTCACGGAGGTGATTGATGCCAAGCTGCGCTATCCGAACACCGCGCTGCTGTACATCGAATTCGACTCAAGTCAGTTCAATGGTTCGATTCCACAGATATCCTGTGAACCACGTGGTCGGGTGATCCGAGTGCCTGATAACTATGACCCCGATACGCGGACTTATAGTGGTACATGGCAGGGCGCGTTTAAGTGGGCCTGGACCGATAACCCGGCGTGGATATTTTACGATCTGGTTATTACCGATCGCTTTGGTCTGGGTAATCGCCTGAGTGCAGCCAACATCGATAAATGGACGTTGTACCAGGTATCGCAATATTGCGATCAGCCGGTACCGGATGGAAAGGGTGGAAGCGGGACAGAGCCACGCTATACCTGTAACGTCTATGTTCAGGACAGGAATGACGCTTACACTGTGCTGCGTGACTTTGCGGCTATATTCCGGGGTATGACGTACTGGGGCGGCGATCAGATTGTTGCGCTTGCCGATATGCCGAGAGATGTGGATTACGCTTACACCCGCGCTAACGTTATCGACGGACGCTTTACCTATTCCAGCAGCACGACAAAAACGCGGTATACCACCGCGCTGGTTTCCTGGTCTGATCCGGGTAACGCTTATGCGGATGCGATGGAGCCAGTATTTGAGCAGCCTCTGGTGGCCCGGTACGGATTTAATCAGCTGGAAATGACAGCCATCGGTTGTACCCGTCAATCAGAAGCGAACCGAAAGGGGCGCTGGGGTATTCTCACCAACAATAAGGATCGTGTTGTTTCGTTTGATGTTGGCCTGGACGGAAACATTCCGCAGCCGGGATACATCATCGCCGTGTCAGACGAGCTTCTGTCCGGCAAAGTTATGGGTGGCCGCATCAGTGCTGTTAACGGTCGCATGATAAAACTTGACCGCGTAGCTGATGCAGCAGCAGGCGATCGCCTTATTATCAATCTTCCCTCCGGTGCGTCACAGAGCAGGACTATTCAGGCGATTAATGGGGAATCAGTCACAGTCACCACGGCATACAGTGAGACACCACAGGCCGAAGCTGTATGGGTGGTTGAGTCAGATGAACTCTACGCCCAGCAGTATCGAGTTGTCAGCGTCTCCGATAATGATGATGGCACTTTCTCTATTACCGGCGCATGGCATGACCCGGATAAATATGCCCGTATCGATACCGGAGCCATCATTGACCAGCGGCCCGTGAGTGTAATCCCGCCTGGTAACCAGTCGCCGCCGGCTAACATTGTGATCAGCTCGTTTTCAGTGGTGCAGCAGAATATCAGCGTCGAAACCATGCGTGTGAGCTGGGACCAGGCGCAGAATGCTATCGCCTACGAGGCACAGTGGCGCCGCAATGATGGTAACTGGGTAAACGTGCCGCGCAGCTCCACCACCTCATTTGATGTATCGGGTATTTATGCAGGGCGCTACCTCGTGCGTGTGCGTGCCATTAATGCCGCTGAAATTTCCTCTGGCTGGGGCTACTCCGAAGAGAAAACGCTGACGGGCAAGGTGGGAAATCCACCGAAACCTGTCGGCTTTGCGACAACGCCGATCAACTGGGGGATTCGCCTGAACTGGGGATTCCCGGCTAACACCGGGGATACGCTGAAAACGGAAATTCAGTACACCGCGAACAGTGATTTCTCTAATCCTCTATTGCTGTCGGATGTGCCTTATCCGTCAGCCGAATACACCCAACTGGGACTGAAGGCGGGACAGGAGTTCTGGTACCGCGCGCAGCTGGTTGACAGAACGGGTAATGAATCAGGCTGGACCGACTGGGTTCGTGGTGTATCCAACGCGAATGCTGACGACTACCTGGGCGATATTGCTGATGACTTCCTGACGTCTGCAGACGGTGACCGCCTGACAGGCGACATTGATACCAACCTCGAAGCCGCATTGCAGAACGCGCTGGCCAACCATGCAACCGTGGAACATCAGTGGGCGCAGTACGGCGAGGTACGCGCGGATATTCTGGTGGTTAAAACGACCATTGCGCAGGTCGATAAGGCCATGGCTGAAATGTCGACGCAGGTGCAGGCGCAGTTCAATAATGTAACTGCCGCACTGGAGGACAAGCTTACTGCCGTGGTTGATGCTACCGGAGCCTCTGCGATTTACACCCTCAAAACTGGGGTCCGGATTAACGGTGTGATGTATAACGCCGGAATGTCGATTGCGGTGCTGGCGGAGGCGGGTAAGCCGGTAGTCACTCGTGTCGGATTTAACGCCAATCAGTTCGTCCTGATGAGTGGCAGCGGTGATACGCAATATTCACCCTTTGCTGTTGTTAATGGTCAGGTGTTTATCAGCGATGCTTTTATTCAGTATAGTCAAATCACTCTGGCAAAAATTGGCGAACTGCGCTCCGCTAATTATGTTCAGGGACAAACAGGCACCATTATGAAATCAGACGGAACGTTTGAAATGAATGGGGCTGTTGCCGGGGAGGGGGCAACGAAAATGACCAATCTGAATTACAGCGTTAAAGATGGCAATGGCGTTCTCCGCGTGCAGATTGGCAAATTAACAGGGGTATTCTGATGACATGGGGAATTCAGACATGGGACGCTAACGGTGTCCCGAATAACTATGGCATTAAACCTGTAACTGTGGTGGGTATCATCGATCTTGCTTTAGGTCAGAAAACGGGAAGCTACCAGTTCAACCTCGAGCCCGGTTTGAAGGTCGGTTTTGCGGTTGGTACTCTGGAGGATAAAGGGACAATAAGTTACACAGATAAAAGAAATATTATTGCATCTGGAAACACCATAACAATACAGCCTTCAGGTAGTGATGGGATTAATGATTACCCGGCAATCAAAGTGCAGTTAATCGTTTTTGCGGAGACTGCGTAGATGGCTAAATATGGCGCATTGATTTCATTAGCTAACGGGAACCCTTTTATCACGCCTGATTCCACACCAATGACGCTTTACCGAAAAGTAACGGTAAACTCAACTTTTGGGGGGAATTTTAACAGTGCTTCGGCGTCCGTTACTATCGACGGTCAGAAGGGAGGGATTGCATTTGCACGAACCAGCGCCCCGGCGAAGATATCAGCTTCAAAAAGTGGCAATACGTTCAGTGTTGATGCGTCTAATTACAGGGGATCGGCTTTTGTCCTTGAGGCCTATTTTTTTGCCATATATCCGCTTACGCTTCCGGCCTGGGGGGTGGCTATATGGGATGCCGAAGGGACACTGGTACTTACGAATGAGTCCCGGGTATTAAGCGACCTTACAACTATTGGTTCACCAGGTGCTGTAAGTGGTGGGCTTAACATTGATACATACATGGCAGGCAAATGGGCCATAAATCCGATGGGGCTGGGATCTGTTCTCCTTCATGCTGGTTCGGCACCCGGTGGACAGCCAATCATTCAGTCTGTGGATGTGGGTACAGGTTGCTTCAATGAAGGTGCGGGAACGAGAATAAAAGGACTTACATCAACAACAGCAAGCGGCTCTTCAATCGGTACGACAAATAGTGGAATTGTGATAACGGCGATAAACACATCTGCATATGATTAAACTGATCGATTTAAACGATCAATTTTAGAATATTGATCTATTAAAACTATTTTTATTATTCAATGCCATTGGTTATTTTTTGTTTAAATAATTAACTCTGGTGTCGAAATGAAAAATATAATTATTCCAGTTATTGTCTGTCTGACGCTTTCAGCATGTTCTGGGCCTGTTCTGGAGAAACAGAAACCGGTTTGTCAGGCTGAGTTTGTGACTGGCGGGTTTACACAGTCGGTACACATTTACGGTGTGCGAAAAGTTGTTAATCAGACTGAGTACAGGGTCGGTTATCCATTTAACTGGCGATGGGTGAATAAAAATAATTTCACCAGTTCGAATTGCCCTCAATGAAATACCAAAAATAACCCGCTCCGGCGGGTTTTTTATTATCTGAATTCAGGAGACATCCATGTCAGCAGGAACATTAACCCTGACGAATAACTCTGCTGCGGTCGCTGGCAACGGGACCGCGTTTACCACCGAGGTGGCGGCCGGAGATTTTATTGTTGTCACTGTCGGCGGCGTTCCCTATACGCTCCCGATTAAATCAGTGGAAAGCGGTACAGCGTTGACGCTGGTAAGCAATTTTACCGGGCCAACACAATCTGGCGCGGCCTGGTCTGCAGTACCCCGTGTAGCGCTGAATATGGTTACCGCAGCGCTGGTGGCACAAAGTGCGGAAGCCCTGCGAGGTCTGAACTACGACAAACAGAACTGGCAACTGATATTCAGCAGTAGCGGAGATGTCACGGTTAAATTGCCTGATGGCACTTCATTCACCGGACCAGCCTGGGGAGGGATTGCAACAACGTTAAATAATATAAATGCGGCATTGGGCAATAAGCTGGACAAACAACAGAACCTGAAAGATTTGGAAGACAAAGCCGCCTCTCGTTTAAATCTTGGGCTGGGTAGTGCCGCGGTGCTGAACTCCGGTTCTGCACTCAATCAGGTGTTAACGGTCACTAATTCCGGTGAAAAAACTTTTGGTCTTGGGGCATTGTATCCGGATAACCTCACGAACACTTCTCTGGGTAGTAATGCCCTTGGTTTTTTCAGACAGAGTGGCGCAAGCGGTTATGACTGGTATGGTGACTGGGGGGGTGGGATAACATTTGCGTATTCACTACCCTCCAAGTTTACTATGTTTGTTTCCCAGGCTGGCATAGTTTCGTTCAGCATGATTTCCGCTGGGGGAGTTGAGACCTGGCGCGCTAAAGTTCTCACGAACAGGAACACCACAGTAGATTCAGGGGGGTTCATTAAGACCGCTTCGCCGATCGTCAAAGTGTTTCATAATGGTCAGTCTGAGGTAAATGATGAATCAGAAGGGTGCGTGGTGGAGCGGCTTTCTGTCGGGCAATATCTTATCACTGGCTGCATTGGATTAAATTCTGATGCTGCGTGGGGTGGAACGGATGGCGGTTTCGAAATCCCGGTCGACAGAAACAAGCAACCCCGCATCTGGCTGGACTACAAAGTTAATGCTGATGGCTCGGTATTGATCAGGACCTATCACCGGGTTTATCCGTCCGCTCCGTCGTTTGCTCAGAACAGAATAGGGAATACCGATATTAACGGTGTGTTTACTGAGACAGTTGCTGATGGCGAACTTGTCGACATTCCTGCAGATTCGTTTGTGTCCGTGCGTGTGGAAATGCCGGAAGACAGCATCTGGAACCAGAGGCAGAAAGAAACACGGGAGGCTCAGGAAAAAGCTGAACGCGAGCGCCAGCAAAATCAGCAGGGTGCTCAGTCTTAAAAATGGCAGTTGCCGTAGTCACGTCGTATGCAACGTAACTGCGGCAGGCAACAGAGTGTTCATGCCCGCATTGCCTGCGATGAAGATAGCAAAGATGGTGATTGCCGTCTTTCATTATCGCCAAAGTCGCTTACCCTGCCTGACTGCTTCCATAATTGCAGCGCCAGTATGCTCGTATTCAGGAAGAGCCAGAACACGCCAGTTTTTTTGCACGAACACCAGAAGACAACAGCGCTCATCCACTGTCCCTTTAATGGCAAAGTTACGCAGATTGCCAGGGGGGACTGGGAGCTTTTCACCGGGTTTTGGGAAGTAAATCCTGACGCCGGATATGATTAAGTTGTCCATAGTTCATTCGCTCACTAGCCACATATCAGCTTCTTCAAACATTTCCTGAACAGTACGGCTTATCTGTTCCTTCTCATGCTTGCTGGCGTCAGTGTTGATCGCCGGCAGTGTCATCATCGGTTTAACCCTGACATCAGCGTCAGGGAAAATCCGGTGAACCCTCTTACTCAATTCGCCCAGAATGATATCTTTTGCACCGGGCAGACCATCAAAATTCCTTTTGTCATAAACGAGTTCCACGAACATTGCTTATTGCCTCTTTACTGGATGGATATACAGTATTTATACTGTGTTTTTATCCGGTATTCAAGAGAGGGCGTGATGATGCCACGACGCAGCGATATTGAAATAGCCTGGTATGCTTCGATACAGCAGGAACCAAATGGCCGGAAGACCGTCACCACGCAACGGTTTGTCCAGGAACTGAGCAAGGTTAACTGGAACTGGACGATGAAGCAGGCCAACGAATGGATCGAGTGGTATGTGACAACATTCCGCGATGTATCAACGCAGGAAAGCGAGAATCGTACCTTCCAGCTGTTCAATCCAAACGGAGGACTATAGCCATGGGCTTTCCTTCACCTGCGGCAGATTACGTTGAAACAAGGATTTCCCTTGATCAGCAGCTTATCAGTCAGCCCGCAGCGACTTACTTCATGCGTGCATCACGTTCACATTTCAGGGAAGGAATAATCCAGGGGGCGCTGCTTGTTGTTGATGCGTCACTTTCTCCCTGTGATGGCTCGCTGCTGATATGCGCGATAGATGGGGAATTCAGGATCAAGCGATACCGAACTCACCCTCAGCCCCACCTGATAAATCTGGAGAACGGGAGAAGGGAAGCGCTGCCAGAAGATGGTGATGGCTACAATTCCTCACACGCAATATTTGGAGTTATCACGTACATCATTAATGATGCCAGAAATGCGGAGTTTGATGGCTGCCCGGTTATGTAGATAAAAACATATCCATGGGGAAGGATAATTATGCTTGTTTGGTGGCTATTTAACCACTCATTACTTTGTTGTCATTTAAGTTAAAAATATTAGATATCAATCACTAAGATTTGATGACAACCATCTTTGTAATGACTATAAAATTAGCCACTCGCTAAGGATAAAGCGTATTCAATATGCATTGCTGTGTAATTACGGGGTCTGTTGATGTCACCAGACACCCGTCTTTTCATCATCGACTACACACTGCTGCTATCCTGCCAGGCAAATTCTATATTGTTAACGTTAAGAGACCAGCAGGCGGTCTAGCGCTATCTTATGTCCCGGCTCAAGCTGCGAGTTCAGAGCAGAAAATACCGCTCTGTTTACCAGTGCTGTTGATTCGGCTAGAGTTCGTTCGATGACATCAACAGAAGTGAAAATGACATTATTACCGTGGAGCTAGGAGAGCATTTCTTCCGCAAGCAAAAAACTGTCTGTCCGCATAGCATGGGGATGAAGGTGGCGAATGCAGATTTTTGCAGTGCCCTGTTGAATGGAGATAATTTCAGGTAGAGATAGAGTTCAGCCAGATTTTCCCAGTGGGTGATCTCTCTTGAAGCATATTCGGCCCACAGGCGAGGCTGAATTTTCATTGGTTGAATAATAAACTTAACGTACAAAAACTTCCGATTTCAAAACTGTCCCTAAGCAGGAGGAAATATTAACACCTTAAGTTATTTTCTTTAACCAAAGGAGATGTAAATGAATAGGCACCTTGTTTTTGTTGTCTTTTGTTTACATTTCTCAACTGTTCCTGCCTTACCATATCTTGAATTGAGCTATTGAATTCATCTATATTATTATGCAGGACAATAGATAGTCTATTTATCTTTTCCAACTCGCCAGATTCAATGTTGCTTTTCTTTAAAATTTGCTCAAGGTTATGATGAAAACCCCTAATTAGGTCTAAGAGTCTTTGCGAACTATCATTGTGCTTTATTTTTTCATTTTGATAATAGTCGTTTTCCAGTATGAGGCTTTCAATCTCTTCCTGTAGTTCCTCATTTCTCTGAGTAACACCGAAGGCTTTATTTTTCTCTAGTGTCAGCTCACTCTCCACTGAGGAAACTTTTTTTATCGTTTCTGCTTGAATGATACTTGATATTTCGGAACTTATTTGTTCTTTTACAATACTAAGTTCCAT